TACTGAACGCACCATTCGGACGTGCCAAAGTCACACTGAGTGCCGCAGACACCACAGAACTACCTACTGAACCTGCTAGTTACAGCATAGACAGAACCAGTGGCAACCTAACAGAAGCAGTGTTTGTGGATGCACAGGCCCAGGCCCGTGCAGATGTGGACATACAAGATAGTGTACTACCAGAGTTTGTGCCCAGTCACACAGTCACAGTACCTACTATATACGGTCCTGAAATCTACATCAACCCTGTGTATGCTGGCAACTATCCTGACTGGGCGTTGAATCCTCCTCCAGTGGGCAATGTACAACCGAATCCCGAAAGGTATTCAAGTTTTATACCCACAACAGGTGCTAGTCTGACCACATTCCAATTGACCATGGACCACTACACTGGCAACATCAAAGCACAAGCCGCTGAAACTTATCAAAGCACTTGGTACGACGTCAGCAACATATATGTGTATCTGAATAAAACAGGCTCAGAATATATCAATGTGTTGGGCTACCATCCACTACTGCGTCTTGCACTTAACAGTTATTCGGGCGCAGAAATTGTGGGACCCGCTACTGCCAATGCCCAGGCTGCCAATGGAGTGATCACTGGAATCACAGTGACCAATTCGGGCAATGGTTATCTAGCGCCACCCAAGGTCACCATCATTGGCCTGGGTGCAGGTGCCGTGGCCGAAGCAGAAATTACAGGCGGTCAAGTCAGTGCCATAAATGTTACTAACGGAGGCCAAGGCTACACCCCCTCACCAGCACAGCCAACTGTACCGGCAGCAGTGGTTATCACAACAGGGGCGGTGGTAGATATAATTTGTAGATGACATTTAAAAAAATAGTTGGATTCGGCGACTCCTGGATGTATGGAGATGAATTACTGGATCCAGAATTGGCAAAACAGTACTCAGACGCACACACTTGCTGGTCTCAGAACGATGACTATCGTCATGCACATAATTTTCTAGGTCTACTGGGCAAACATTACTCAGTTCCTACGGAAAACTTTGGAATTGCAGGTGGGTCAATGCAGAGTTCAATCTGGACCTTTCTCTGGTGGCTTGAACACGAACCCTGTCCTAAAGATTGCTTGGTGCTGGTAGGACACACCGATTCTGATCGATTGAGTTTTTACAATCCTGATCATGTGCATTATACCAGTGATCCTCCTTGGAATAAATTCGTACACTCAACCTGGGTACAATATGGATCTAGTGTTGTGCCCGAAGACTTTCGTAACATGGTCAAACAGCAATTGGTGCTGGCCAATTGCCCGGAACTGGCCAGGCTCAATCACCTACAGACTTTGATGTTCTTTGACGGAGTTGCTGCCAGAAAACGCATACCCATGATGCAGTTTCACGTCATGCCGGCCGATAATCGTTTGGATCTTCCAACAGAGATTTGGCCTGGCTTCTCAACCACCATGTGGTTTCGTGATCATCCGGGCAATCAAAAGCGAGAACTGATCTTTTCTGGTGGCCACCCCAATGAAATTGGGCATGAAATGATTGCTGACAAGTTGATTTCTACTATAGATTCTGCTACAATGTAGCAATGCTTGATATACTGCAATATTTGCCTGCGAAACGACGACCCAGTCCGCAAGGCTGGTTGAGTTTTAATGCTGTGTGCTGTACTCATAATGGTAATAGTCAGGACCGGCGTGGTCGCGGTGGTATCAAGGTAACCGAACAGGGCTGGAGTTATCATTGTTTCAATTGCGCATACACCGCCAGTTTTATTCTGGGCCGTAGTGTTGGTTTTAAAGCGCGACGATTATTATCATGGATGGGTGTACCCGACAATGAGATTGACATGCTCAATCTTGAAAGCCTGCGCCATCGTAGCATACACGGTATCTTGGAAGATCGGCAGCGAGTGTTCAATACACTGAGTGCCATTGAGTTTGAAGAGTCGGATGACTTCCCGCCGTTCTCAGAAGTGGTCACTCCAGAGTTTCCGCTGTATTGGGATTATATTCGTAAAAGAAAAGTACCAGAAGACTTTCCTGTAATGACTGCCATCAAGAACGATGGCGTTCATTGGGTAAGGCCGTTTGTGTTGGTGCCGTTCACATATGACAACCGAGTGATAGGCTGGTGTGCTAGATTCTTGGATGACAAACAGCCCCGGTACATCAATCACTCGCAACCCGGCTATGTGTTTGGTACAGACTTACAACGGGCTGATTGGCAACATGTGTTGGTCATGGAAGGTATATTTGATGCACTCTCAATAGGTGGACTGGCTGTGATGCATAATACCATTAGCGATGCACAAGCAAGGCTGATTCGCGGTCTCGGACGTGAAGTCACTGTGGTGCCCGATCAGGACACCGCAGGTGTAGAATTGATTGACCGTGCTGTGGAACTGGGTTGGGCAGTAAGCATACCTGAGTGGCCCGAAGGTTGCAAAGATGTCAATGACGCTGTGATAAAACTAGGTAGACTGGGAGCCTTGCTAACTATTATGCAAGCAAGAGAAACCAGTAAAATTAAAATAGAATTAAGGAAACGACAACTTGTTAAAAGATTACTCGCTTGACGTCCAGAGATTATTCCTAGAAATGATGTTGGAAGACGCCACAAGTTATGTGCGTGTGCAAAACATCTACAATCCGCAGAACTTTGATCGAAGTTTGAGATCAGCGGCTGAGTTTATTAAAGAACACTCAGACAAGCACAAGACCATGCCCGACAGGCAGCAGATAAGTGCAACCACAGGCATAAAACTACAACCAGTGCCAGATCTAAACGAAGGGCACTTTGACTGGTTCATGGGCGAGTTTGAAGCATTTACTCGACGTCAAGAACTTGAACGTGCCATTTTGAAGTCGGCAGACTTGCTAGAGAAAGGCGAATTTGAACCTGTTGAGAAACTGATCAAAGATGCAGTACAGATATCACTCACTAAAGACATGGGCACGGATTACTTTGCTGATCCCAAGGCTCGTATTGAGAAATACTTCAACTCAGGTGGACAAGTAAGTACAGGATGGTCGCAACTGGATAGATTGTTGTATGGTGGATTCAGTCGAGGTGAACTAAACATTTTTGCAGGTGGTTCGGGTTCAGGCAAGTCACTGGTGATGATGAACATTGCATTAAACTGGCTACAGCAAGGCTTGAGTGGAGTTTATATCACCCTAGAACTCTCAGAAGAACTAACAAGTTTGCGAACAGATGCTATGTTAACAAACATGAGCACCAAAGATATTCGTCGTGACATGGACACAACCGAACTCAAAGTCAAGTTGGTGGCCAAAAAGTCCGGCAACTATCAAGTGAAAGGCTTGCCAGCACAAAGCAACATCAATGACATTCGGGCTTATTTGAAAGAGTATCAAATTCAAACAGGCAAGAAAGTAGACTTTGTGATGATTGACTATCTAGACTTACTGATGCCAGTAAGTGCTAAAGTTAGTCCCAACGACTTGTTTGTGAAAGACAAGTATGTGAGTGAAGAACTACGCAACTTGGCAAAGGAATTGGGTGTACTAATGGTTACTGCAAGTCAGTTAAATCGATCAGCAGTGGAAGAAGTTGAGTTTGATCACAGCCATATTTCAGGTGGTATCTCTAAAATTAACACAGCAGATAATGTGTTTGGTATCTTTACAAGTCGTGCTATGAAAGAGCGCGGCAAGTATCAGATCCAGTGTATGAAATCACGTAGTTCAACAGGTGTTGGACAAAAGATTGATTTAGAATACAACATTGAAACCATGAGAATCACAGACGAAGGCGGCGACGAAAAAGACAACTTCCGTGGTGGTGCCAAGCCCAGCATTATGGATTCAATCAAGGCCAAGAGTCAAGTTAAAACCACCGAAGAAGGTGAGTCTAGTACACCACCTTGGGAACGGGCCACCGGGACTTCTGCGTGGGAACAAGGGTCCAAAGAAACTGAAAAGGTCACAGCAGATGTTCAAAGTGCAAAACTCAAACAACTGTTGGGCCAAATCAAATCAACTTAATTTTATCAAATACAATTGCCTAGCAATTTGGCCAACTCAGGCAAATACTGTTGCCATCTGATGCCTTTGGTCAAATCTTGTTTGACTATTTGTGTCAAGAATTCTTCCCAGCATTGCTGATCTTGTTCAGTGTGTACTGAACCAATATAAGCATCAAAATCAGATTTGTTTAACATAGTTTTTAAATGATGCTTGAACTTGACTGGCAATGCTCTTGGTTGTAACCATGTTGGACTGTACACAGGATTGTTGTTGTACGGCAGTTTGTTTTGTTGGAACCAGTCCACAGTGTGATTGTGATACAGAATGTTTAAATTGCTCAAGGTATAACTCACACTGATGTTGCTGGTTATGCTTTTAAAAAACTCAATGTTACTGACAATGTCTGTCCATTTCAAAGGAAATCTCATGTATTCAAAAACACGTTCGGTCCCGTCTATGCTAAAACACACATTGAGGTTTGGAAATTTGCTCAACAGTTGTTGTTGTTCTTGATTCAGTGACACACTGCCATTGGTCAGTATGCTAACAAAAACATCAACATTTCCGATGTCTACCAAGTGTTGTAGAAGTTCAAAGTTTTTCCGTTCATACAACGGTTCGCCGCCACCAAAGAACAGCAGTTTAATCTCGGCCAAATCAAACTGTTGCTTGAGCAGTTCTAAATCAATTGATTGATATTTTTGTATAGGAATTTCTGGATACATGCGACTTTTTAATTGTCCCCAACTGCTACTGAAATGTGGCCCACAGTACACACAGGTTGCATTACAGGTATAACTGGTTTCTAATCTTAGTATTTTCACCGACGAAGCACCATTACGTGCATCCTGTGCAATGGATTCCAAGTCTCTATTCCAGTACCAATCCAAACTACGATTCTTATCTTGACGATCACTAGCCAAACCTTGTTTTTCCAAAGACCAGCATTTGTCGCACTCCTGGGGCTGTTGCCCGGCTAGCATGCTTTGTTTGATTTTTTCTATGTCGTATTTGGCAGGCAGCAAACAACAATGTTTTTGTAGACCTTGGCAATCTACTTGCATGCCAAACCAAGGCAATACGCAAAATGTATCCATGCTTTATTTAAGTTTTAAAGTGCCAAGATCAAATAAATAACTCAAAGGTCACCGACTTAATGCAAAAACGCACCCGTAGTTTGTTAGAAGAATTAGACTCAATGTATGTTGAGCGCGAGCGCCATCTAGTTATAGAAAGCCGTGCCAGCAATGTAATAGCCAGTGCTATCAATCTGCTGGAGCAAATTGACGCTGTTTTTCCGCCTGAGCAAGCAGAAAATCTCACACGTAAATTGCTCAATGCTATTCGCACTAGAGATGCTGGCCGTTTTGAAAGAACAGTGAGACGTACCCATGCAGATTCATGAATTAACAACAAAACAACC